AATTGGTTACTTGCTCAGCTAATTTAACATCCTCAGCTTTAACAGGCTCACATTTACAAACTCTTTCGCTTGATGTAAAAATTCTAAGTAAGTTAGGTAATATAGTTTCAACAGTATCAGCTACATCAGTTGATACAACTTGAGACCTCCCATCTATCTCAGTGCCTAGCTTTTCACCCATGTAATACTCTAAAGATTTTTTTCTAGAGTTGGACAAAGCCCCACCCATATACCCTAAAGCATTATTTATTTCGGAATTTATAATCCCTCTTAATTCTATATCTGTAACTTTTTTTGCCATTTTATATTATATAATTTGTATTAACTGGGACTTGTTTTTTCCAATTACTTAATTCAACCCCACCACTTATTATGCCAGTTCTAAAACTATCAGCGCAATGACTTGAAAAATTGTGTAAAGGTTTGTTTTTAAAAGTTTGGTTTTTATCATCCCACCTTTTTTGGTAGGCCTTTAAATACTCAATGCCAGTTGCACATTTTTCTTTATCAAACCAGCAATTAACTAAATTTTTTCGGACTGCCTCAATACCATCTTCTATTGATAGTTTTGGTGCTACCTCAAAAGCAATACCAAGTTCTAAAGCACTTTCTAATCTTGTTTTACCAAAATTACCCAGTTCCCTAACCTTAATATCATGTGGTGCTATATGCTTTGAATATTCGTAATCTTTTTTTCTAATTACATCAGCATAATGGTCTAAACCCTCACCACTGTTTTCGTAATAATCTATTAACCTTATTTCGCCCTTGTGTCTTTGTGCAAACCAAATACTTGTTTGGTCATTCATACCCAAATCCCACCAGGTCTCTACATCCAGGTTATCATCGTACAAATCCTTTTGCATTCTACCTTGCTTGACCAACTCTTCTATTGTTGCGCCATAATAGCTACCAGTAATTGCCGCTTGGAAACTGCACTCAAATTCTTGCTCATACAGGTCGGCTGACATAACATCTTTTGCCGCCTGGAGCTCCTCTTCGTCTAAAATTTTTGTTTCACTTGCTTTAAATACACAAGCATACCAATCTTTGTTTTCTTTAGCCCTTTCATAAAGGTCAAAGAAAAAATTTCGGCCTTTTGGAGTTCCAATGAATATACACCAACCCTTTCGGTCAGCCAGTGCTGGTCTAATTACCTCAGGAAATATAGTTGGCTTTATAGCTTGTGTCTCATCAAAGACACACCCATCCAAAAATATACCCCTAAGGGATTGGTCGTTTTCAGCACCTAAAATAGTAATCCTTGCACCATTAGGTAAATCGCACCTAAGCTCAGATTCATTGAATTTAGTGCCAGGAATTTTATTTGCAAAGGTCTTTATGTAATCCCAAGCCGTCGCCTTTCCTTGTTTGAATGTGGGGCTTAGAAAGGCATATCTAGGGTTAGGCTTAGGGTTAGTTAAGGCCGCCTTTAGCATATGGTTAATACATAAAACTGTCTTCCCAGCTCTTCGGTGTAATACCATTACACTGAATCGGTGCTTATCAATTTGTTTATGTAAAAAATTCTGTAATTTTCTTGGTTTGTAAGGAATAACAATATTTGTCATTTAAAAACAAAACCCCCCTGTTAATGTACTGTTACACCTTTAGGGATATTTAATAATTGTTCAATTCCTAGATCATCCATTATATGATTTGAAAAGTATTTACACTCAGTCAAATCATTAAAGCCGCCAAAATGCACAACAACTGAGTTTGTGCTTTCCATAATATAAATTACAGCTGAGTAACCTTTTTTGCCATCTTCGTAATCGAACATATTAAAAACCCTTGTTTGTTTGTGTATGCCACCCCTAAATTTTTTTTATAAACCAAATATTGTTTTGGGGGTTGGTTTCCTACAAAACCCCCTGAAATCTGTACCTAAAACATAAAAACTGATTGTTAATCAATTGCTTTGCTTAAATTAACCGCAAAAAATAACATTTATTTATAAATAATATTTTTGTGGTATCTAGGTTATGCTAATTTAGAATGATTCTAAACAAAAGTGTTGCATTTTTGCAACAGTTTAGTTCTATAAGTCAGTCTGTGCTATGTTCATGTGAGTTTCGGATGAATTTAGCATTAACCCAGTAAAATTAGTATTTATTCATAACCTTATTTATCCCATTTAACAGTTAGAGGCTGATTTTTATCGAAATTAAGTGTTGTAGAGTCCTTTTTAGCATAATATTTAGGCTGAATTCGTTCAGCTTTCCATTTACTCATATCTACAAATGATTTTATTAAGTGTGTTTTACCTAAATCTGTTTTTTCTTGTAATCTGCTTTCAGCAAGTGAACTTTTTAATAAATCGTTAGCCTCACTCATTACAAATTCCATTGAATCTACTTTAGCCTCTTCATAAGCACTTCTAAGTGCTGGATCTTTTTTCATCCAGTTTCTAAATGTTTCCCAACAAGGTCTTTCTGGGTCTTTGTTTTGTGGCGATAAAATGGCTCTAAGTGATGCACCTTGTGCTAACTCTTCAAGCATTATAGCAATAATTTTATCGTTTTTTTTAGTTTTATTAGCCATTTTGTATGTAATTAAGGGTTGTAATCCAGTTAATATTGAGCTTAACTTACTTAGATTCATTGATAAACGAATCAAGAAAGGAAAAATATGTTTAATTTATTTAAAAAAAATAAAACATTAAGCAGTAAAATAAATATGTTCAAAGTTGATGTTACTAAATATTACAAAAACAGAGCTGTATTTAATGATGCTTTAAAAGATAGAAAACAGCTAAAAAGTCTTAAATTAAAGGATTTTAAACCAATTGAACATTAATCGTTATGGGGCTAATTTTATTTTGAGAGAGAGAAAGAAAAAAAAAAGATATTAGCCCTCATAACTAACTACATATAGCTAAAATGATAAAAATCGTACTTATATGTAGTATAAATACTTTCTTTAATTTTTTTGACCACTTGTCAAATATTTCTTTAAATTTTTATTAGCATACAAACATACTTCGACTAAAGCTCTATGATACTTGTATCTAATTTTTTCATGTGACCAATCTAAGTACATTCGTTTCATCTGTCTCAAACTTTTTCTGTTAGGAAAGTTTCTTAAATAAATTAATTCTCTGGTTTCTGGTTTTGCGTCAAGCATCACCAGCATTACAAAATCATAAATTGTAAGTTGTCTTGATGTTAGGGTAATTCTAAGTCTGGCAGTAGTTGCATCGAAATTCTTTAAACTTTCTTTGTCATGTCCAATACCTATGGCATTTTCTATTACTTTATACATTGTAGGTAGTGTTTTAGCTTTTACTTTAGGCATTTTACTATCGCAAAAACTACTTATTTGTAAAAATCTATCTAATTGGTCAGTTGTAAGGTTACTTGTCAGCATCTTTGTATAAATCCTCTAAATATGTATTAAACCTATCCTTGCTTAATGATTTTTGTAGTTGTTTGGTTTTTTTGTTTTGGTCATATTGTTTTCTATTAGCCATCCTCTTTTTTTTAGCTAAGCTGTATGTAAAATTATGATTTTTAGTAAAGTTCTTCAGAATCTTGTCTATTTGTAATTTCTTATCCATATATATATTATTTTCTATTAATTATTATCTATTTAAGAGGTATAAAAATTGACCCCCCCTCAGTCAATTATTGACCCCCATCATTAATCTTAATAATGGGAATAACATTAGCTGTGTTGATAACTTGTTTAGAAAGTTGCCGCTTTTTTGCCTTTTTCATAATTTTAGACATTTTCTTTCGTCTACCAATATTAGTGGCTATGTATTCTTGCATTAGGCTTTTTTCAAAAGTAAATTTATTAGGTGCTTTCATTTCTGGTTGGTTTCTAGCCACCAGGCCAAAATTAGCCAGGCGGTCAAGGTATTTACGAAGTGTAACTTTAGATTTAATACCAGTGCGCTTTAATAAATAATTATTTGTAATATTGATGCCAGTTTTACAATTTTTAAACCTACATATTAAAATATATAAAAGCTTTTCATGGCTGTTTAAATTTAAGTTATCTAAAAGGTCAATGCCCACTTTTTCAAATGTCCAACTCATAACCTGGCCTCATCTTTCTGGTCTGGCAAAGTTGGTTTAAATTTAGTAGACTGGTTGCCCCAAATATCCCAGCCTGGTGTTTGTGTTCTACTGAACATTTCTAATCTAGGTAAATCACCACACAATTTTACAATCATGTCCCTAATACAATCAGGCTTTCTGCTATGTTCCCTAATAGGCTCATATATTACCTGGTGTATGCCTTTATCTAATCTTTTGGGTTTGCCCTTAGTTCCTAACAAACATATTTCAGCATTAGACCTAGTCCAACCACCCATTCCCCAAAATTTATCAAATGAATCTACTGGAAAAAATGCGGCCTGTTTAGGGTCAGTTCTTTTGTTAGTTTTAACCCATACAAAAGCACAAGTTTTCATATCAAAGCCCCAAGCTTTAACAACATCTAAGCCCTCCTGTAATAATGGGAAAGTTGCCCACATAAATAATACAGCATCATCCGCTGTAATATCTTTAACTGGCAGTCCGCAAATATCCTCTATTGGCATAACTGGATAATGTTGCACCTTAGCCCTTTGCGGTAACTTACCATTGTAAGACCAGGCTGGATCTGCATAAATTATATTAAATTTTTTATCTGTTGGTAGCGTCATTGTTTCTCTCTTTGTAGTAACTCTTGCCCTACCTTATCGATTGATTTGCCCAAATATTTTAAAGCCCAGCAATCGCAACAATAATCTTTGCCTTTTTCAACTACATCTGCTTTCTTTTTACACTTATGGCACTCCCTTTTATCGCCATAAATATTTATTGCATCTGCATCACTCAAATTATTGTCCTTTAGTTTGTATGTTGTTTGTTAATTCCATGTTCCATTTTTCAGTAATTCTATTGGGCTTAATAAATTTAAAGGTACACTGTGTACTTTCGGTCTAGCAGTAAGGCCAAAATCAGTTAGGTATTTTTCAGTGCCTAATACATATGTGCTATTTACAAAACCTTTAATGTCAAAAAATGGTGCTTTGTCTATTACTAAAATGTAAATTTCACCAGGCCTACTTCCTTTAGGTCTAATAATTAAACTATTATTTTTTTTAGGTAGCTGTGACCTAACTTGTAAATGTATGTCATGGAATATTACATCAGGGCTATTGCCATGATTAACATGAAAATTAAACTCAGTTTTTAAAAAACGACACACCGCTAACTCTGCCATTGCGCCACTAATTGATTTAGCTATTTGGTCATTAACTGTACCAGTGTAATTATGTCCCCAGCTTTGCTTTAATCTTAGGCTTTCAAAGACTCTTAATAGGCCTGTTTGACTTGCGGCCATCATATCATAGTTATTTAATTCTATTTGCATAACTTCCTTTTAAAAAATAACCGCCAACACCATGACCTTAGTATTGATACACCAGTAAATATTAATGCTATTTGAAAACTTTCTAAAATGTTGGGGTGTAAATTAAAAAATGGAAATATATAAAGCTGTATTAATACTGCTAGTATTAGGCCACTTGTTACATCTATAAAACTTTCTATTAAACTTCTCATCTAACCCAGTTACCTTTCTTGTCTTTGCAATAATGTAAAAAAACTGGCTTATCTTTATATGTGTAATAACCCCAAACCTCTCCATTGCCCTCTTTGTAATTAGGGTTTTCTTTCCACACTGTTTTATTTTTAAAAGCCTGTTCACAAGTTATATTTTTTATACCTTGTGTTATCGGAATTTTTATTAAGTGCATTGCTGGATTTACATCAGCTGTGGCTACACCAAGTATTAAAAAAAATAGACTCATGGTTTAGCGCACCATTTAATTACATTAACTAATTTAGGATTTTGTATTAAAATTTTAGAAAATTCTGAGCCAACAAACTTTGCTACACCCTCTTCACCTAAGTTTCTAAATTTAATGCCTGACTTATCTGCTACAAAATGAAATATTTCATGTATTAAAGTATCTAAATAATCTCTTTTGTTTAAATCTTTTTGTATAACAATTGTATTATTGTTTGGTGTGTAAAAACCATATAGGCCATGTTGTGTTGCAGTCTTCCTACTCATTGTAGTAACAGTGGCTTTAAAATTTTTATATTTTATTTTTTCTAATTTCATCCGATTCAACTCAATTAATACTGAGTATTACATTATGTAGCACTGAGCAATAACTATATAAATGTGTGTGAATAAAATGGCTTAAAATAAGGATTTAATAACCATAACAATTGACTTGCTTTATATATTAAGTCAATCTAAGAATAACACATGGATAATAAAGCCAATATGTTTAGGAAAGATGGCCTTAATTTTTTAAAAAATAAATATAACAAAACAACTGACGATTTTATAAAAGATACTTACCCTAAAAAAGACCAGGCAAATATGAGGGTTAAAATCTCTAGGTTAATTAATAAACCAGCTGATTCCCCACATTATTTTGACATATTACAATTAGCACAACA